CAACAGCAACGGAGCACGTCCATGTCCGCCCGACTCGAAAAGAAAATCCATCCGCGCAGCATTGCCGGCTTCTGTGACCGTTACGGTATCGCACGGAGCACGTTCTACAATATGCGCGCGGCCGGCGCGGCCCCGGACCTTTTGCGAATCGGCAATCAGGTGCGGATCACGATCGAGGCCGAGCGTGCCTGGCAGGAACGCCACACGCAGCGCGCACCCGTCGCCGCCTGACTCGCAAACGAACGAACCCCGGCGCGGGCGCACCGGGGCGGATCGTTTTTCGGCAGGCAGGCGCTGACACCCCTGCATAGCCGAACGCGACCCGCCTTTCAACGATCCCGTGCCAGATCCCGAGGATTTGGCCAAAGTGACCAAACGACACTACGACCCCAGCCGCCAGCCGTGGGGCAGGCTGCCCAGCGAAAGCGAACAGCCCGCGACTTTGACCTTGCGCGCCGGTGATGCCGCGATGATCACCAGCGCGTTGCTGACCACCGCAGACCTAGTGGAAAGGCGCGCGCGGGGACTGAACGGTTTGGGCGCCCCGCTGCCGAAGACGGCCGCGCGCCTGCGCCGGCTCGCGTCGATCATCGGGCAAGAGGCGACCCGATGACCGACGCCCCCGACATCACCATGCGCGAACGCACCGCAACGATCGTTGCGGTAATGAAAATCCTCGGATCGCACCCCTGCGCGCGGAGCACGGTGATCGAGCTTCCCGGACTCGCGCCGATTTTCGTTTCAGTCGAAGCGGGCAGGCAATGGATGTCGGATCGCGGGGAGACGCTGCATTGAGCACCTATCCCGACCCGACCCCGATGCGGCTGGCCGCGCTGGCGAACGGCTACACGCCGTTGCCCGTCACTGCGCCGGACTTTCAGCATAAGAAGGTCCACAGCCCGGGCAAGATGCCGTTCTTCAAGGACTGGCAGGAAATCAGCCGCGAGACACTGACGCCAGAGCATATCCAGGCGTGGCCGCGTACGATCCGCAATCATCCGAACACCGGCTTGCTCACAGGCGAGATGGTAGGTGTGGATATCGACGTGCCCGTGCCCGACCTCGCCGCGCAGATCGACCAACTCGCCGAAGCCATCCTCGGCCCGACACCGCTACACCGGATCGGCAAGGCACCGAAGTTGCTGCTCTGCTACCGGGCCGAAAGGCCGCTTTCCAAGATGGAAACGGCGGAACTGTTCCTCGCGGATGGCGTGACCGTGCAAGTCGAGATCATGGGCAAGGGGCAACAGGTGCTCGCCTACGGCGTCCACCCGGCCACGATGAAGCCCTATGAGTGGCCGCACGGCGCGCCGCACACCGTCCCCCTGGCAGAACTGCCGATCGCGAGCGAAACGGCGCTGCGGGCGTTCCTGGCAGCCGCCGAGGCTGTGTTGCGGCAGGCTGGCGGCCGGACAAAGCGGGAGATCGAAAAGGCCGCAACGGCTGCCACAGAGGCGGAGGAGCGGGCGACAAAGCCGGGCGGACCATCCGGCGGCGCCTCGGCCAGCGCACCCCGCAGCGGGGCCGGAGGCGCGAATTTCTTCAAGTTGGTGAACCGGCGCGCCCTCGCCGATGTCGGCCGATGGATCAAGGCCATTTTCCCGGCGGCGACCAAGGAAGACGGGACCGGGGCATGGCGCGTGACCTCAGCCGACCTCGGGCGGGATCTGCAAGAGGATTTGTCTGTTCACCCAACCGAGGGCGGGCACGACTTCGGCACCCGCAAATCCTGCTCGCCGATCGACATCTGTATCAACCACGCCGGCGCGCCATCCCCGCAACAGGCTGCGTTTTGGCTGTGCGACCAACTGGGTGTGGCGCCGGCTGATTTGGGATGGAAGGAAGGCAAGAAGGCGAAACAACCCGACACGTCCAACGCGCAACCGGACATTGACGAAAACGGCGCCATCGTTGGGTTGAACGGGTTCTCACTGACCGAAGACGGCATCGCGCTCGCCTTCACCGCCGCACATCAGGATCAGCTTCGTTACGATCACACGCGCGGCGCGTGGTATCAGTGGACCGGCAAGGCGTGGCGCCAGGACGAAACCAAGCTGGCGTTTTCATGGTCGCGCCGCATCTGCCGTCAGATCGCCAGCCGCAGCGACATCGAAGCAAAGACCTTCGTCACGCTGTGCAAAGCCGCGACCGCCGCCGCCGTTGAACGGTTCGCGCAGTCCGATCCCGCGCTTGCTGTCACCTCGGCCATCTGGGATCGCGATACATTCATGCTGGGCACGCCCGGCGGCACGGTGGACCTTCACACAGGCGAGATGCGCAACCCCGCGCCGGAGGACTTCATCACGAAGCTGACCAGCGTTGCCCCCGCGCCGACGCCGGATTGCCCGCTGTGGTTGGCGTTCCTGCATGACGCGACTGCCGGCGATCAGGGATTGATCCGGTTCCTCCGGCAATGGTGCGGCTACTGCCTGACGGGCGACACGCGCGAGCACGCGCTGCTGTTCGCCCACGGGCCGGGCGGAAACGGAAAAGGCGTGCTCCTCAACACCGTGTCGCGCATCATGGGCGATTATGCGCGCACGGCCAGCATGGAAACCTTCACCGCAGCCGCGACAGATCGGCATCCAACCGACCTCGCCATGCTGCGCGGCGCGCGGCTGGTGACGGCGAGCGAAACGGAGGAAGGCCGCGCCTGGGCGGAATCCCGCATCAAACAGATGACCGGCGGAGACCCGATCGCGGCGCGGTTCATGCGGCAGGATTTCTTTGAGTTCGTGCCTCAGTTCAAGCTGACCATCATCGGGAACCATAAGCCGGTGCTGCGCAACGTCGATGACGCGGCGCGGCGGCGGTTCAACATGGCGCCATTCCTGTTCAAGCCGGCTGTTGTCGATCGCGAGCTTGAGCAGAAACTCAAGGCTGAATGGCCGGCCATCCTGCGGTGGATGATCGAGGGCTGTCTCGACTGGCTGAAGAATGGCCTGGTGCGGCCGGCTGTCGTGATGGATGCGACCGCCGAGTATTTCAGCGAACAAGACACCGTGCAGCAGTGGATCGCGGAGTGCTGCATCCTCAGCCCGACGCAATCCGACACGATGGCAGCGCTGTTCAAAAGCTGGTCGGACTATGCCCTTGCGAACGGCGAGAAGCCCGGCACGACGAAGTGGTTTTCGCAGACCTTGGCGCGACAGGGGTGCGAGGCGGTGAAAAGCGTGATCGGGGAGCGCGGCAAGCGTGGGTTCAAAGGGATTTGCGTCATCCGCAAGGCTGCTCCCTCGCCACATGAGCCGGGCCGTCAAGAGCCGGAAGCCCCTTGAGGCGGGTAGCGTAGGCAGATGTGGGCGGATGTGGGCGGGCTTTCGGTATGTAGCCTATACGCGCGCGCATGCGTGTAGGGACTAAACAGAAAACGTGCCCTCATCTGCCCACATCCGCCCACACCAACGGCGCCCCGAGAAACGACAGGTGGTTCGTTCAATCACCACCCAGCCGCGCCCCTCGCCCCGCGCGCACCGGCCGCAGCACGTCAGCCGCCACCCGCCGCGCCCGCCGCCCTACGCGCCCGCGCGCGCGAACGGAACGAAAGACCGCGCCAGCTTTGGGGATGCGTGGTTTCCGCGAGATATCGCGCGCGAGCCGGCGACGGCTGGCAGGGTTCACCGTCCGACGCTAACCCGTGTCAAACATGACCGACGAACGTTGATTAGGTTTGACACAGAACAGCGACACCCGGCATGGTGGCATCACCAGCCCGGAGCCGCCGCCATGACCACGTTCGTCGCCTATCTCCGCGTCAGCACCGGCAAGCAGGGCCGCAGTGGGTTGGGCCTTGAGGCGCAGCAGGCCGCGATCAACGCTTTCGTGCGGCCTGACGACAGGCTGTTGGCCCCGCCGTTCGTGGAAGTGGAGTCCGGGAAAAACAGCGACCGGCCCGCCCTCGATCGCTGCCGCAAGACGGGCGCCACGCTGCTGATCGCCCGCCTCGATCGCCTGGCTCGCAATGTCCGGTTCGTCTCGGCGCTGATGGAGGAGGGCGTTCCGTTCGTGGCGGCGGACATGCCGACCGCCACGCCGTTCATGCTGCACGTCTATGCCGCCGTCGCGGAGGAGGAGGCGCGCGCCATTTCCCGCCGCACGAAGGCCGCGCTGGCGGCTGCAAAGGGCCGGGGCGTGAAGCTGGGCGGTGATCGCGGCTACCGCCCCCAGACCGCCCCGGATGCCCGCCTCGGCGGCGCTGCGGTGCGCGAGGCTGCGGACCACGCGGCCTATGGGGTGATGCCGATGATCGAGGCCATCCGGGCCGAGCATGGCGCGGATGTCACCCTGCAAGCCCTCGCGCGTGTCCTGAATGCCCGCAGCGTGGCGACCCCTCGGGGCGGGGCTTGGACGGCAACGGCGGTGCGGCGGGTGCTGGCGCGGGCGGAGGCGGCGTAGCTCCCCCCAACCTGGGGGATGCACCCGCGCTCAAATCCCAGCCCGGCCCCTGTCCACAAACGACCGTATACGGACAGGGCGGAAATGACCGTCCGAAAGTTAGGCTAAATGGATTTTGAACGGGGCCGCGTTTTGGGCGGCGATTTCGGACAGGGGCGGGCGGGTTGCGGTGGCCCGCGCCGCCTCGCCCGAATGCACGAGGGGCACCCCCGCCGTTCGCCGCCCCCGCCCTGATTGCCGCGCACGGGTTCACCCTCCGCGAAAACAGCCCCGCCCCGCCCGTCAGGCGAGGCTGTGGGCGGTTGCAGAGCCGGGGCGCTACAGCCGCCCGCCCGCGCTAATCCTGCTGTACCAAGTCCTCAATCCGCACGCGCAGCAGCCGCGCCAGCTTGGCCAGCGTCGCGACATCTCCAACGCGCTGCGCGCCCTCCATCTGCGCGATGTAGGGCTGGCTTAGCCCCATCTCGGCTGCGAGCGAGGCTTGCGTGTAACCGCGCTTCCGTCGCCAGAACGCAAGCGGCGTGGGTGCCGCGAGATAATCATCAATCTCGGAATCTGGGATGGTTTCCGTCTCGCCCGTCGCAATCTGCCGCATGGCGACGGCGTGGTCACGCGCGTCGATCAGGTCCTGATATTCGGCGCGATCCATCACGACGCGCTCTCGGCCGTCCTGCACGAT